GATTATTAATCTTGATGAGCAATATCAAACATTACAGTAAAACAAAAGCCCACGTTAGCGCGCGGGCTTATATCATGGAGCTTAATCATGAATATAATTTATGTAAATTATAAACAATGTGAAAATAATTACAATACCTTTCACTTTACAAAGTGCGGTCAAATTTGCGACTATGTCCACGCCTTAGCAAAATCTAAGGCCAGCCGTGAGAAGCTGAACTATTTACATATGGCGAACGACAGAACGCCACAGAAACGTGCTTTTTTTGTTCGTAACATTCGCACACCTCAAGAATTTGCGGATTTTATTTTCAATCTAAATCCGATCATTCTTTCAATGGTAGAGCGTAATGGGCCGTCTTTGACGGGCTGTCCTCCATATGTGGCAGTTTCTCACCCTGTTACGTTCTACCGCCCGACCGTGAGAAGTCTAGCGGTAGTTCCTAAAAACAAACATATGGAACTTACGCAAATGTATCAATTCATTTTTGCGGCTATTCGCCGTACCGATCTAACCAATCACATTCAAAAAATCCGCATCACCGCTGACACAGAACAAGCCGCACGCGCCCAATTCGCCCGCGATTTTATTCTTGTACTCACCGGCAAAATCAATCTTCAAAACACCGTGAAAAACAACCGCACTTTTGCGGCAATCTCTCGTGATTCCATGGAGGTGGCTCATGCTTAGTTATGACGCAATTCAAATTGTTCTTCAAGACGTAGTGAATAGTAACGGAGTAAGCAAGGA